TAAATCCTTCTGGGGGATTAACTCTACCTTTTCTTCACCTTCTAAGTCGATAACAGATTGGCTAACCGGATACTCATCTAGTTCTTTTCCCTGAAGCGCACCCCTAAACTCGTCATATGACTTGGACTTGAGAATTGAAGCGTTGTAGTTTATCTCGTCAAACATCTTCCTGTGCGGCCAGAAGATAGACTCTCCTTTATGCGAGAAATCTGTATTGCCGAGGATTGGTATCCCTACCTGTACAGGAATGATATTGAAAGGTACGTATTTGTAATGATTTGGAAGTGTCACAAACGGCTCCCCAAAGTTCGCCGTGGTAAAACTTGAACGTTCTTCCGTGTCGTGGATATAGATATGGTTCTTTTCCTTGTTATAGAAACTCCTTACGATGCCGTATCTGTTCTTGATTGCCTTACCATAGACCTTAAGGATGTCACTCCTGCTCCGCCTCATCGTGTAGGAAGCCCACTCTAACCCCTCAATTCCCCTGCCGAAGGTGAGCCAGCGCCTGTCTAACGGGCGTACATCGGCAAGGAACTTTCCCTTATCCCATCTACTAACTACCTGCTCTGCCACCCACCCTCTACCCGTTGCGTAGCTTGCATTCGTAGCAACAGCAGGCCATTCCCCCCTATTGTTTAGAATGGCATCTATCTCAATATCCAAATCCTTAACGGCATCTGTTATGTACTCTTTGGCATCGTCTTTCATTTCCTCATCATATGTCTCTACTTCCGTCTTGCGGTTACTCCCCGATATGAGAGAGTTAATCTTGTCAGAGAATAAAGGAGCTTCTGGGACATTGACATTGAAAACTCTGGGAGCAGGCTTCCCATCAAAGCCTAGCATCTCATAGGGATAGTCATTCAGTAACTTGAAATCCTCATCTATACGCCTGAACAGGTCGCTATCTTCCTTCTCTGCATCCAAAACTGTTTCGGCTATCTTACTATCTTCCATCCTACCCCCCGAAATATCTCACTTTGGTCTTGTTACCCTTTACCGTCTCCGGCTTCAGGTCTGCGAAGGCCAACATCAGGGCATCGGCAAAGTCCGGGCTTCTGCCGCTTCGTTTTTTAATGTCATCCTTGCTCTCTATGATTTTCCTGTGGTGCGTGTCAAACTTAAACTTCATAGCTGATAGCTGTGAGGTTAGTTTGGGATGGTCAGGGATAGAGATACCACCTGTACTGAAACTGTTTGCCAAGTTAGAATATAGTTCTGCCCTCTTATTGGCATAGATTTCTTTCTTATCGGCTGCTTCACTTGAGACAATGCCGGTAACATTGAAATGGTTACTCCTTAATGTGTCAACCACGCCGGCACCTATACCTATCTCGTCAACATTGATAGATAAAGGGCTTTCTTCCCTGGCTATTTCGGCTATCTTCCCCGATGTCCAGGTAGTGTCCTGCTTGCTCCAGTGTTCTACCCGTGTCACTTTCAGCCCCCGCCGTACTATAACAACGGTCATATCATCGCCAAACCTAGCTATATCCGCCCCCATTGAACACTTGCCATTATCAGGTATTACCCTCACCGTAGCCGCTCTAATAAGGGCATAGGCGATTAAAAAGTCTCCTGAGGTAGCGACATCCCAGTTCCCCTCAAGAAGTGCGCTAATCAGTTCCTCATTGTCCCCATAGAGAACACGAAGCCCAGCCTCATAATCTTCGGGGAGATAGGGATTGTCGGATGGTAATGCCGGAATGAAGATGTGATCGGGATGCTGATTCATTATCCACCTGTCCCTTACCCACCCGGGTTCAGGATTAGCAGTCAGTAAACCTTTGTATCTTATATTGGGAAGGTTCAGTCGCAACCTAGATGCCAGCATAAAGAAATGACTCTCCGTTGTCTCTTCCGCCTGGTCTATGCCAAACCACCCCAAGTTCAAGGATTTAAGTCGCTCTATAGCCTTCTGGTCGTCTCCCAAGCCACCATAGAGTATCTTTGACCCGTTGGCTAGGGTAATCTTTTGGTCCTTCTTGTTATGTCTCCTTATTATCTTATCGGGGAGGAATTCCAAGAGAGTTAAAAGCGTAGTCCTTCTAAATGAAACAAGCTCGTGCCTCGCCAAGTATCCTACATTACCAGGGTAGTCTAAGGAGAGCTGGAGCCCCTCATTACATAGCCAAGCAGATTTCCCACCACCGACAGCTCCACCATAAAGGACGAACCGCTCTTTTGCCGAATGAGCCAAGCCCTGCCTTTTAGTCGGGATGTATGGTAATTTCACTTCTACTGTTGCTGTTGTCATCTGGCCTCGGTATCGCACTGATTATGTTTATCTGTATGTTGGTATCGCCCTTTTCTATACCTATGGCTTCCATCTTGTTCAATTCTGATATGGCGCTTATCGGATTGTGGAGCTTTAGATTAGTGATTTCAACTGGCACGCCACCCCTGAATATCTTTTTCTTAGTGGTGATTTCTGAAACAGCGCCAGCATTCGGGGAATTCTTCGTCACCTTTATACCTTCATCGGTTACGAAATCTGGGATATCAGCTCTAAGAATTTCAGTTAGTCTCTGTTTGCGTTCAAGGACATTAGCGACTGAGGCATCTTCCGCAGCCTTCTTCAAGTCTGCCAATATCGCTAGAACCTTTTCATTATGTGCTAGCCGTGAAGCATTGGCATCAACCGTCTTTAAGGCATATGTACACTTGTAAGCATCAAGATATGCTTCTCGCTGATACATTCCAGAAAACAAATTAAGGGCATAGTTGAACTGCTTTGGTGTTGCCCCGTGATTTTCCACTTGTTTCTGTGTTAGTTCTTGCATCTTCTTAAAATAATAGAACCGACAAGTTACAGCCTGCCGGTTCTTCCGCTTTCGGCTTTATTTCTTAGCTCTAGCTTAGTCTAGTTTAATTGTCCTCTCTATCGTTATCAGAGATGGCTCTCCATTCCTTATTTGTATCTTAACACTTCCGTAATCGATAGGCCAGTCAATCTGATCCAGTTGCTTTTTCAGTTCTGCATCTTGTTCTGTCATTTATCTCTAAACAGCGAGATTATCCGCCAATTGTATTCTGCCCGCCGTTTCTTGCTGGTACGAGGTTTACCAGTGGCGGGCGGTTAATAGTGCATACACCTACCTCACCCTATATTCTATACCCTTTGTTGAGATTGTCAAGTACTTTGGTTTTGATATTTATTTTGCTTTTCTGTCGTTAGGGGCTTGACAATAGCTTTTAGGTATGATATAGTGTGTGAAATAAACGAGGAGGTGCTGGAGATGGCTAATCTGATAGGAACGCTCCAAGGAAATAGGGGGAGTGTCAGCCGCCTAGGGAGTAAGGTAATCCACTCTAGGCTAGCGACTTGGACTCACGATATATATACTTGGTTAGATAAGGATGGTAATTACAAGATTCAAATAAGCAAGATAGGCAGCTGCGAAAGCTCAAAAATCATTGAGGGTAATGTTAATAAATAATCAAAATCCCGCCCCTGCTCAGTACCAAAATAAAAAAGGGAGCATAGAAAATGAGAGTTAATACAAAGAAATTGGTAGCCACTATTGCATTAGCCGTTGCCATTGGTTTCTTGTCCCAGGTTATAGCGGTTGAGGTATTTGGTGTGCTGGAAGATGTCGGCTTCATCATTGCCACTATCGTCAATTTCGCCGTCTTTTTTGCCGGCGTTCTTTTCTGGGCGCTGGAAAGGGATTAAATAGAGGGGGTATAAAGGGAAATGAAAGCTGGAGATAAAATTAAATACCAACATACCTGGTTGCATTTTCGCTATTTGGGTGATAAAAACCCAAAGCCCTTTACAAGAGTTGAAGAGGTTATAATCGTCGCCCCAGCGGGGGGTACAGATTATACAGAATCAGATTGGATTGTATGCCGCCCCAAAGATTACCCGGTAAAAGACCTGCGTTCATGCTCAAAGGCAAAGCATTGGGGTATTAGTGAAAATCAGATTATTAGCTAGGAGGTAAAGGGAAATGAAAGCTAACACTAAAAATATAGTTAACTACGTAAACAAAAAGCTAGACAAAGGTGGCTCTGACAACATCTCAATCTGGTTGCCAAGTTTGAATAAAAATACTTTCAAAGCCCTTGGCAACCATTTTAAGTCAGTAAAATGTGGAGCCTTTGGGTACATTGAGTTTAAGCGTTAGTTTATCAAATAGAGGGGGTAAAGGAAATGGAATACACAAAGGGAGATTGGTACTGGGAATATAAAGATGGGAAGCATTATAACCTAAGGGCAAAGTCCGAGACCAAACTGGGTATCCGCAATGACCACATATTATTTGTTGCCCCTGATTTCCTTGGCGAGGATAGCTTAGCTCGCTTGTCAATAGATCAGCTGGAGTCTAAAATTCAGGACGAATTCTATACTGAACTCAGCGACAACAAAAGAGCCGAGTTTCACCTTTGGTCGGGACTAGTTAACCTCTCCTTGAATCGAGATGAAAAAGCCCAGAATGACN